TAAAAAGACATCCCAATCTGAGCATTAAGTTGCAGGTTTCAAACATTACGTTAAAGGAAAACACCCTCTACAATACTGTGGCCAAAGAGGGCATAGAAATTCCACAGGGCTCTTTTACAGTCAGATCGCCAAGACTTTATCTGTAACATCTAGACACTTCAATCTCAATGAACCTTGAAGTTTCAGAGACCTTGCCAGTTTTGGTCAGTTCAAAATGTCCAGAATCTCTCAATTCTACGCCATTCTTACCTAGACCAAATCTCACATATCTCTCCTTAAGACCAAAGCTTCGGAAATGACATGTCAGGTTGTCACAGCGAGTAGTGAAATAGAATTTGGGATTGACTCTCATGCATCTATAACATACTCCAAGACGTTTAGCTCTCCTCTTAATGGCGAACGTCGAAACACCACATAGAGGTTTGGCTTGCTCTTCTTGGATTTCCAACTTCCTCACCAACATAGCCTTATACAGCACAAAAGACATTGGACCTGTTGGAAGCCCAAGCCTCTTAAGACAGACACCTAACACTAACACATGTTTATCTAAATGCATGATTTAAAGAAACATTGGAAGCAACCAGTTCTTTAACGTCTGACCGGTAAAAGACCAAACTCACTAATTACAGCTCATAACTTGCAACCCTATCTACAGTACCTCTCGCCTCGAAAAACATCTTTGTCCCTTCAGTCTTAAACAGTCTGCTTTGTGCATTTTGGATGGCCATTCGCCTATTTTTATGGATGGGCCCAATGATGTGGCGCTGCGACAAACCTGTTGCGAAGTCAAACATAACCTCCCTAGCAGTATCAGCAAAATCAGGCATTTTTTCGGCAAGATGACCCACTCGAGTTGGATCCTCCAAGAAGTAATCCAAAGCCTGATCTGCTAAAGATTTCATTGCCTCCCTCATAGTTGTTTGCCTCCAATTCCTGTTCTGGTGGTTCCTTATGAGAAGCATCAGTGCATTCACCCAATCCCTCAAGTTGATCGGGACTGCGCAATTTACCTGCTCTTGAGGGGGGGAATATGCCGGTACAGGTATGTCCTCGTTGGGCCATTGGTAATTCTCGTTGGCCCCAATCTCTGCGACATTCCCAGCAATTAGTTTCAGATGATGATTTAGGATTGCAGCCTTCCTCCTTAGATGATCGGCAGTCAAATTCCTTGCCGCTCCTTCCACAGTGGTCTTCAAGGCCCATTGGTCTGTTGGATCGATAAATTGATCCCAAGTCATTGTGCAGATATCCCGGAAAAGGGCATCTCTTTTCTGATTTTTCAAAGACATCCTTGAAATTCCTCTCCAATGAAAATCAGGGCTTTTCAAACAAACCCACTATTATATTCAGAACCAATGCTTCGCTGACTTAAAGAGCGTGAAAGACTCCTAGATTCGGTGGGGATTTCCAAAAGGCCTGTTGTTTTGATATCTCTCCTGAAAACAGGTTGGAACCTCTTTCCAAAAAAGGGCAATTTCCTCCCTCCCTTTAGATATTCTATCTTACCAGTCTCAACAACTCCGGTCTTGCAATTTAGGAAGAGATCTTGAAAAGCCTGTTCCGACTCTTTGTCCTCACTGCTTAAACTTTCCACATTGAGTAGGTTCCATGATGGCCTCTCTCCGCTCAATTTATGGAGCAATGAAGCATTGGTGGTGGGCACGCAGCTCATCCCCACAGTTATGGACATCACACTCCTTTTTTCGCGAAGATCTACCCCCTCCACCTGCAAAAGTAATTGCACACTACCCACAGAGACCTCATCATTAATGTCAATTGGCGCATTGATTGTCAACAGTTTGCCGGCTCTGGGGTTTTTACTGGTGAACTTGAATTTAAAAATATCAATCAAACCAGTGCTCAAACTGCAACGACTTGTGTCAATTAAAGCACAGGTGCCTTTAATTAAATCATTACCACTTGGAAGAAGTGACTGCAACACAATGGGAACAAAACCGAGATGCAAGTATGCAGACTTTGGCTTTGCAGTTTTGATTTGAGACAGTCTCTCAGAGGTCAAAATTGGTGCCTGTAAACTAACGAGTGAACCATCCAAATTCCCACCAATCATCAATTTGACTTCATCTTTGAAAATGAATTCATGATGATCTTTGGGGTAAAGCTTATTTATTTCACTGCTACCTAATATAGACTCATCTAAAGACAATTTCTCACACAGACTCTGAACATTAATTAAAGCCATCAACAGCTATCTTCGTTACTCTGTTCCGCAAAAAGATCTTTAACTTTTGTCCGCAGGTTGCCCAGATGCTTCACAATGAACCTTACGACTGCTTGGTGATACTCAAGCTGCTCCTCTCTCTTCAAAATATCAAAGAGCCTCTCACCTAAACTGTAGGCGTAGGAAACTTCAATGGCATAATTCTCTAGACAGTCTTTGACGTTCCCCCTTTCTAAGGCCACCATAAATCTATTGTAGACCAGTTCAGGTTCTTTAACAATTCCGAATCTAGATAACCTCCATCCGCAAAACATTGGCACTTCAGTGATTTGCGTCTTAGCTTTAAGTGATATTTTTTCGAAAACGTTATTGAACTGATCTGTGACTTTTAGATTCTTAAGAGCGCACATGTCATCCCCAGCAAAGGCTATCGGATCACCTGAGTTCCACTCATACCTGCACATGGTGAATGCCATATTAGCCAAAGTATTGAAGAGGAATGTTGAAAACTCACCCGTGAACCTCATGATGGCAAAATGTCCCAACTTGCAACCCAGGTTGACCTTGAGATCAATGTAAGCCTGGATGATTTGTTCTGGTATATGCATATGTCTCATCATAAAGAGCTCAAATGATAAAATGTATTGGTCTTGTGAGGCATCAAATGCTTCGTAATCAGACTCAACACACAGATCATCACCAGCGTGCTTTTTGACCCATTCATTCAAATCATTGAAGTTTTTGTTCGAGTGTATATATATTTCACCAGGCAGCTGAGCTCTTAATTGCTTCTCCATGTACCTGCAGTACGGTGCAAATGTCACAAGGATCATGTGTTGAAAACAAGCCAAAGTTTGACCGGCTTTCGCGTCCACATACTGTTTTTCATACTTTGTGCAGAGCTGAGACTTCATGAATAGGAAGACCCAGTTAGGACTCCAGTCATTATCAGACCTAATGCTGTGATTGGCCAAAACAGCCTTGCTCTTCTCAAGCTTTTTGCACTCAAAATCATTCACACATTCTTCAAACAATTGATTGTCCCAAGTGAAATTCAAACCCAACTTCTGGATCAAGTTGTGGAACAGAATTGAACCAGTGCCGTGTGCCCTTTCAAGCTTCTCTCTCTCCTTCATCTCGTTTGAGAACCTTAAGCGCTTATGCACGGCCATCAGGAAAGTAACATCATCATCTGCACAATGTCGTGGATATATTGCCTCAAACCGCAATGGCCCTGCAGTGTGCTTCTTCTGAACATGTTGGACAATTTCATAGTTGTCAATGAATTGATTGGTCACTCTATGTCCAATTCTGAATTCCCTTAGCTCTTTAGCTCTGATATTGTCAAAATTGTAACATTGGGCAAAATTCTCTTGACATACGAAGAAATGTGTTTTCATATCCTCTTTGGCCATTACAGGCTCAACAATTTCTGGCTCCATAATCTCACACCTTTGTCCAAGAAAGATAACACCTTTGAGGAAAAGATCGCCCTCCAACCGATCCTCCCTGTCAACCTCGTCCTTACCAGCCAAACCTTTGAATTTAACATAGTTAAGCTTCGCTCTAACCATGGAAGATAACCTTTTTTTTGTGACAAGGCCCTTGTTTATCACAGCAGCAACCAGCCTATTCTCCATAGTGCTCAGAAAGCCGTTTAGGCCGCTGAGGTGAAGGCACAGGAAGGTCACTTTTTTCCTTGCCCTTGTAAGGGCCACTAACCACCTATGATCATCAGATAAGGCAGAGTTCTCTGAGAGCAATATAGCGGCATGGTCCACGGTTAGACCTTGTGATTCTCCAAAAGTCATAGTTTTGATGCTGCTAGCAAACAACCCAGCCTCATCAAAGGAACCAACAAGCAGGACGTCAATGGGGTTTCCCTGGTTTTCCTCTTCAACTTTCATCGTAAGCAAATTTGTGTACATCCTGGGTCTAAATTTGGCCCCCTTCCCCGTCTCCCGAGACTCAGCATCCACCTCATTTTTTTTGAGATCCTCAAAAAGATTGAAGAGTTCTTCACTCTCAAAACGTTTACTTTGATACATGTAATCAACTTCTGAATCCCCAAGAATTAGGTCAACATCATGTTCAGAACCAAGGATCGCTCTATCCTGTGCACTATCGTATCTTGCCTGCAATGGGTCAAAGATCAGGATGAGCTTGCAATCTGGACTCTCAGTTCTGATTCTGAAAATAAGCAGATCAATGTATCCATTTGGAAAGAGCGTTAGTTCATCAACCACGATCAGTTTGATTTTGGATATTGAAGCTTTAAAAAGGACCTCAAAAGTTGTTACAGAGCAGTGTTCAAGAGCTGAAGGACCAAGCTTCGTCTCCCAGTCATCAGCCAGGTTACGCCTAGGTGAAATAATGCACATGCTTTTGAGATTGCCTCTGTTCCTTTCCTTCTTCTCATGACCCTTTCCACTCCCTTTGCCCATTCCTTTTTTTTCTTTTGCCAAATGAATCTCCCTGCTGATCCTCTTAACTTCATTCAACAGCCCCAAACTCTTCCCCGACCCAGCAAATCCTGGCACAAACGAGAGCTCCTCAACAAAATCAGATTTACGCTCATTAACGCTGTCCATAAAAGTAAAGAATCTTGAGCCCTTGAAAACAAGTTCATTCAAAACTGCCCCAGTGGTTCCTGCTAAAAAGCTATTCATCAATTTAATTGCTCTCTCATGGTCAGCTTGATATTGAATGACCTGCAGGTTTTGGCATGTGACCTCATAATTAGCTGCACAATTTGAATTTGCCAGATCGGGGCTCATGCAGATATCTATCCCTTTCTTGGACCTACAGTTTGGAATATCACTCAGCACCATCATGTGCTCGTCCAAGACTGAAAATGAAGATTTAATCAGACCTTCCGGATTTAGTTCCATTGTCTCACCCTCATCTTCATTGACAATTGTTGCATGAAGGTTCATGATCACACAAATGGTTTCGGTCGTCTGTTTGTCAAGCATCTCATCATCAACTAAACATTGAAGCAGGTCAGGTCTTTGTGCAACAATTTTGTTGGCAACGGTGTTGGACGTCTGCCCCAATGCCATGGCGACTGCATGAATGATGCATTTATTCTTTCCAAGCTTTCCATTATTTGAGAAGAACTCAAGAGGACTTTTATTCATTCTGCAAACATGTCTCCTGAAGGTGAGGGATATCCTACTATCTGACAATGAGGTGACACGATGTCTTTTCTTTCTTAAGTAATCACCACTCAACAGAATTGTGTCCCCATCAGTAAGATTGAATGCTTCTCCAGAGTCAAATTCAAAAAGTGCTAGTCCAAAATTGACTGTGAGAATTGGGTAGCCAGCATAACACTGCTCATTGTCCTTATGGAAACCGATCTTGGAACCTTTGTCATAAACTTGCACAAGGCAAGCATTAAAAATTAGATCAGAAGGGATAAAGTCATCCAGCTCTGCAAACCAATTTTCGGTCCTATACTTGAAACCATTATGACCATAATCAATCTCATTGCTTCTGGCAAAGAAAAAGGAACTACGCCCTCTAAAAGACTTCGGCTTGAGGCCTTGCAATGCATTGATGATGGGGCCAGAGGGGTAGGTGGTCTTCCCAAGCAAACCAGTATGCTCCTTAGAAACCCCACTCGATAAGCAACGTAAGTAATCAAAATGATTCTCCATTTTGAGTGAGCAGAAGGATATTGGGCCAGATCCAGTCTCAATGGTGACCCCATCAGCACTGTGTTGATGGCAACACATCCGAATGCCATAGTTGGCCAGAAAAAGATTTATCATCCAGCCCTCTGGATAAGCCCCTTCCTGCACCTGCCTGGCTGCTTCATGTTCACCCAATTTTTTGATAAAGTTGCCAGATTTCCATGTCATGAAACCATTAAGTAACCAATCTGGAGCAAAATCAAGAAATTTCTTCTTCCATTTATTGACAATAGAGACATCAAACAGGGAGAAGCATTCAGACTCATTTAATATTCTGTGCACAAGAGATCTGAAGAACACCTGAACGCGAACATCCAGATCATCACCCATAAGCTGCTTGAGCTTAGCCATAGCGCTCTGCATGTCAGGCTTCTTAAGACAGATTAAATAAGAATACACTCTTTCCACAAGATCTTTGCTTATTGGGACAAAGTCCCTGCAAAGAAATCTGGATTTAAAGATGCACTGGAGATCTATGGTCTCGAAATCATTGAAGAACCGGATTTCATCAGTAAAATAATTTCCAGGCACAACTTCAAACAGATGATGAGAGTAGGCGGAGTAAATCCTTTTCACTGTCCAGATAGAACCTGAGGTTCTGAAGTGCGAAGCACAGAAGAGCCATCTCAAGTTTGCACGCTGTTCATAGCCTTCAGAAGCTCTGCCATCAGGGAAGAAAACGATCTTATCACTCTTGGAATCTTGAAATTTGTACATTTTTGGATTTTGGGATTCTAGGATGCCAGCCAAAAGTTCAACAGGATAAACAACTGAAAAAACAAATCTATTAGGCCTAGCTCTATCGAGGAAGCCAAGCATGTCGTCAAGGGTCCAGTGATGTACCTCATCATGGATCATCACGTTACGCCCCTTAACAGCACGAACAAATGGCTCAGGAAGGATGTCTGGGGCCTCACGACTAATGGATCTAATTACACTACTGTCAGTATCGACATCATACCTACCAAAATCCTTTGCACAAAGTAATCTATTTATAGTTTTGAGCACAGACTTCTTGCCTTTGGTGGCAAGGCTCTCAACTTTGGAAGGCTTGATTGAGGAGAACACCCAGCTTCCAGTAATGTGTCCAGGTAACACATTAAGGAGTATGTGGTTCTCTAACATCTTTGAAAAAGGGTGGCTATGGGCCAGGTAAGGAGTTGGATGTAAAGGAACACCCAACCAACCCCTGATTGAGGCTACCTTCTTTTGGTTTTTCTCTGAGTGAGTAAGAAAAATGCAGAACCTACAAATACAGATCTTTTTGAATCTCTCGAATTGCAGATTGTAGATTATCTCGACGTGTTTCTGGGGAAAGCTACCCAAAAGATTCACCTGCGGCGTTCTGTACAACAAAGCCATGCCTTATAAAGAGTGAGAACAATTATAGCAGTATTATAAATTTGAGTTGAGTAAGTTGCTGTCGGTGCTTTTC